AACCCATGCCTTACAACTCCCTCCATCCCTGGAATGAAACATAAGATCATAGGTATCGACAAAATAATTACAAACCATTCGTCTTTCCAGCTTGAGCCAGAGTTTTGAGCCATGATCTTTTCCCAGTCAGCAACGCTAGTCTTTTCTGACAAGAGTATCTTTGCTTTCGCTTCAGCCTCAGTTAGCTTCAGCTTTGCCTCCGCTGCTTGCTTGGTTGTCTTTGCATCGAGCCAGCTACTAGCAAGACCTGCTACTGGCCCAAGGATTTGCCCTATCATTTGCTGGCCTCCTTACCCATCCAGATACCAAAGCAACCTGTTAACGCTCCCATACACACGCTAACCAATCCGCTTTGCTGGATACTCGGATCAGGTAAAGCCATATACCAATGAACAGATTGATAAGTTAAAATTGTAACAGCTAACATCATCAATCGCGGAACAATCTTCCAATCATCTATAAAAGTTTTAGCCATCTAAAAACCTTTCAGCTATTCTTCTATCGCTTGTAATAATAACAACTTTATCATCATCTGTATATACAACAAACCTATTTCGCTTAACCTCAACAAGTCTCACCTAAACCAATCTCTAACGTCAATCCAATTCATGTAGTGTAAATAGGCAGCAGCGCCGACAGCAGAGAACAGGAGTAGCACGACAATCCCAGCCACAGTGACCATCATTTCTTGCCGTTCTATGGCCTCACGCCGCGCTTGAGCTTCTGCTTCGCGCTTCTCTTGCAACACCTCCCTGCGTATCTTTAGAAGCTCTAACCATTTTGATCTGCCATAGGTTTGCGTAATCCACTCCTGAAGCTCACGCTCACTATCAGCAGCGGCCCTCAAAGAAGCCCACCTGTCCATCGCTGTAGCGTTTACGCTTTTTTCGGATACACCTTTTTTCTGTAACTGTTTTTTGGCTGCGTCTGTTGCGTCAAAGAAGTTGCCAATTTCTTTGCTTAGACCAGCGATAGTTTTGCCAGCCGCCATTCCTGTTTTTATGCCAGCGAGAATTGTTATCGGGTCCATCGCTACATTCCATCTTTACGAGTAAACTCTACTGTCTTTTCTAATATTGCTATCCTAGATTGTAGCTTAATAATCTCCATCATGTGACCAGCCATAGATCCAGTGTCTTCATGGATCACATCAATCTCTGACCAAAGCTCCTGGTCAGCATCATCCATATCCTCGTACACTTCTGCCAGTATATCTATCAGCTCCTGGATATGCTCCTGATTGCGCTGAATATCGCGCTGCATATTGACCTTATCTTGCACCTCTGACTGTGCAGAAAGCTGAGAAACAGTAGATTCAAGATTAGATATTGTTGATGCCTGTTGTGCAGTCCACCAAATAAAACCACCAATCTGAAGTATCACTACTCCGATTATACCTATGCTTACTTTTGGTAGACCATCCATGCTTTGTTTCCAACTAGGGTGTTATTAAGATGAAGTATAATAAGTACCTGTTAGCATTATGTTCATAGTACCACCAAAATTTGAGTACGTAATTTCTGAACTTGTTCCATCTTTAAATTTTTGAAATACTACAGCATCTGAATTTATTTGATACCTTGGCATTGGAACTTGACCAGCTCCTATATTGGAAAAACCACTGTAAAGCCAATAAGAAAGCGCACCATACTGAGCTGTATTAAAAGGCAAACCTGTTAAATAAACAGTCTGTGCTGAACTGCCGCCACTAGCTTGTTCAGTATGATGAATTTGCCAATGAACTAATCTTCCAATTTTTATATAATATCCAGTGGTTGCAGAAGTAAAATGAGTCACACTACCTGTGTAACCGCTTGATAATCTACCAGAAAAAGTTCCCTCTTCATAATCGTCTAAATGATTTGCTGCAACAGGGGAAGCTGCTGAAGCTGCACCAAGATAAATACCACCTGATGTGTAAATATCTTTGAAGCGAATATTAGAAGCACCTAAATCTGTAGTATTATCAGGTAGTGTAGCAGCAGTTATGTTAGCAGGGTAAATTGCATTATTTGTGTTGTGAAATTCCAAACCAATATCATCATTACCAATTCTTAAATGACCCCCTCTAGCAGCAATACTCCCCACCGAAGTACTATCTTTTCGTAAGTCAATTAAGACACCATCACCTGTGAGTCTACGAACCTCTAGTGGCTGACCACCATCTCTTGTAATCGCAGTATAACCGCTTGACCTTGTTTCAAAACCTGCTGTAGCTGCACCAGCACTAGTCTTAGATACTAACAAATTTTGATCACTATCTATTCTAGCAGCCTCAGTAGGTGATGCTCCGTCTGAGCCATCATTAGTTTTAAAGATTAGGTCAGCTTTCTCGTCATCCGATGTACCATCATGTGATGCTTGGATTTGAGCAAGAGTAGAAATCTCACCACCACTTTGCTCACCTTTGAAAGTAATTAGTGATTCACGACCACCTTCAGTATCTTCGTGAGTGCGGTTGTGTAAAACACCATCGGCTCTATCTCTAGCTCTGCTCATTGTTTAATCCTTACTCTGGCGTGTTATCTGCAAGGTGTGCAGCATACGCTGTCTTGACTGCATTAGTGTGCATTTGTGCAGCTATAGCTTGTACGTCTGCGCTTTCATTAGCTAAGTCATCTGCACTTATATCTGGTGCTACGACATGACGATGAAATGAACGGCTTATCTCTGTACCGTCACGCTTGATAACGGTAGCTGTTCGCACTTGTATCATTTTGTAGTCACCGACTACTTCGATTTTGTCTTGTACTGTTTCTTCTGTTAATGCCATTTATTCCTCCAATGTAGGCCATACAACATCATTTATAGATGTATATGTTTCTGTTATATCTCTAAGAGCTTGGCGATAATCAATCTGTGCTTGCGTCATAGTCGGTCTATCTTGGTAAGCCCAATGATCTGTTTCTCTTAACCTACGATCTCTTTCATCACGCAACATCATTGTTACTGTTTTAAATCTAGGATCTGGTGCTTCTGTTTCTGTAATATCACTCATGTTTTTTCCTATGGAGCTGAAGTTACATATGTGCCGTCATAATCCCACGTTCTAATTCTACCGATTATAACACCGTTAACTGTTCCCCCATAAGTATTGGGAGTAATTTTTAAGTAAATAGCCTCATCACTTCCAGCGTGTAACGTCATGTTGCCACTTTCACCGCTATCACCAGTAGCAGTTATCGGCCCATATAAAGCGTTACTATAACCACCAACAGCACAGTTATAATTTCTATAACCAGCACTTTGGTTAAAGCCACCGTTTCTGTTAGCTTGCATAAATACTACAGCATCAAGCATATAGCCACTAGCGTAATTTATAAGCTTGTAATATCTTGTATCACTTGAATGAATTGTGCCTGTAAATTGAACATAGCTAGTATCAGAAGTTTTAAAACGCCCATCATTTAAAATTCTATATTTTTCTGTTCCAGCTGGGAAAAATACAATGTCGTTTCCTTCATTTCCAATCTCAGCAGTTCCACCATTATCGGTAAAATCTATAGAGCATACAGCATCTGTACTTTCGAACTTTGCTACTGTGTTAGTAGTTCCACCGTTGACATGAAAAAGTCTATCAGGGCTGGACTCATTTATTCCAACATTACCATTGTTATCAATAAGCATACGTTCTGCATTGTCATGCCCTTGAAATTTTAAATCATTAGTAGAATTATCGAGTATCATTCCAGCTTTTATTTCATCTGTTTGACCACCCAAATAGATACCAGCAGTTCCAGTATCACTCGATTTAATAATAGCAACACATTCAGAATCGTCCTCACTAATAACTAATGTTTTAGAAGGCGAAGTTGTTCCAATTCCAACATTACCAGATGAGTCAATCCTAACACGTTCAGTAGGACTTGTACCATCTGACCCATCGTTAGTGCGAAAAATCAAATCTGCTTTCTGATCATCCGCAGTACCATCATGACTAGCTTGTATCTCAGCCAGTGTGCTAATCTCACCACCCGATTGCTCACCCTGATAAATAATCTTAGAAGCTCTGCCACCATCAGTGTCTTGTTCAGTGTCATTCTTTAGTGTGACATTACTCTTGAGTGTGCCACCACTAATTGTAGGAGTAGTCATTGTTTGACTGACTAACTGGAACTCGTTAAATGTTTCAAAAGTTAAAACATCATCAGCACTAGCAGCAGCCGTAAGCACTATGTCACTGCCATTCGATGCTGTGTAGTCTACGCCACCACCTTCAAGCAACACACCATTTAGTGTAACTCGAATAGTGTTACCGTCTGTGTAGCCCAGTGTGTTAAAGGTTGTTTGACCAGCAGTTGCAGTGAAAGATTGCTGTTCTTGTATTCCCTGTGGTACTGGTGTGCTGCCTATATATCCAGCCATGTTTTAATCCTTACTCTGGTGGTGAAACTTCCGCATTTCTTGCTGCGGCTGTTTTTACTACTTCTAAGTCATAAGCTTGCGTAACTTGAGCATCTTCACCTGTTGCAATAGCTATGTCGTTTGCATTGCAGTGAGCTACCAACAAAGAGATAATCTCGTTTTTAGCTATTTGCGCTCTACTTGTAGCTGCATTATCAATCCAATCTTGAGGGCTTGCAGCTGCATATTCCAAACACTTATTCTCTGTGTCTGTTATACTTATTGTTATGTTTGGCATCTATTTCTCCTAACTTATTAATGCGCCAGTAAAGAATGAATAAGCTCCACCACTAATTCCAAGAATAGTTACGTTTTGTGCAGTTTCTGTAAGCACCCTTACATAATCATTAGCAGCTAAATTCATAACAGCTGAATTATTTGCAGCACAATAACTAGACCCATAATTTTGAAACCAGTGTATATATCTTCTAGTTCCATTAATTTCAAACTCACAACTAAAATAAGAACTTGTAGGGTAAACTCCGTTAGTACCAATGCCAGCGGTAAATAAATAATTTCCAGCAACAGGCGCAGTAAAAGTACCTGAACTAAAATGGCTTCCAATATTTGTACGAGTACCCCAACTAGCACCTGTTGAAAGATTAAAAGTACCTGAGTTAAAACTTACATTACCACTAATATAAGCATCAAACATAGGCTGATAAGGTTTCGTTACATAACCTTGATTGCTTATTCTCATTCTCTCAGCATAACCACCAGTTGAGCCAACATTAGTTGAAAAAACTAAATTAGCTCCTGGGTCAGTAGCGTGATTAGAAGCTCTATATGCTTCTATTCCAGCAATAGTAGAGCCAGCACCTGTTGCTGAAGCATCATTGTAAAATAAAGAAGCTACTCTTGTATTATTAGTATCGTTGCCATCACCAATAAGATTAAGCATTGCAGTCTTAGCACTACCTGTGTCTGAAGCTACTGCTAATATTCCTGACCCATCTCCAAAACCATTAGCATCTGGTGTAGATGTATTAATTCCAACATGACCTTTAGTATTAATTCTAACACGTTCACTAGGAGCAGTATCTGTAATGACATCTCTTGTATGGAAAGTTAAATCACCTTTTGTATCACCAGAAGTAGAGGTTTCTTCAAACCCAATGTAAGATGGTGAATTAGTATTAGTTGTACCATCAGTAAAACCAAAACCTATCATAAACTTACCATTATTAGATGCACCAAAATCACCACTACCAAGCTGAAGATAAGTATTATCTGCGGTTATTGATGTTGGAGCATTAGACCCAGCACTTTCTGAAATTGTAAGTTTACCAGTAGGAACAGTATTACCAATAGCTACATTTTGAGATGAATCAATCCGCATAGCTTCAGTGGGACTAGCACCATCAGAGCCATCATTAGTTCTAAATATTAAATCGCCTTTTTCATCGTCAGCTGCACCGTCATGGCTAGCTTGTATATTAGCTAATGTACTTTCTTCACCACCTGATTGCTCACCTTTAAAAGTAATTTTACCACCACGACTACCATCTGCGTCTGTTTCAGTAGTATTCTTTAATGTAATCTCAGGGGTAGTATCGGTAGCACTAATGTCACCTTTTATATCGGCAGCATTAGCAGTGACCGTACCGACCTTTGCTCCAATATATCCAGCCATTAGGTTATCTCCATATAATTCATTACCACAGAAACTTTATCAGCAACAGAGCAATCAACCTTAATAATATCGCCCTCGTTCATATTTATCTTGTTAAGCTCTAGTGAGCTTTTAGCTGGCAACGGAACATCTTTGAGAAAATGCGCTGTTGTGTTTTGCGTCTGATTTGTTTGTGTTGTTGTACTTACTAACTGCAAAGTTACATCAACCTGGGCAGTATGCACGTTTGTTAAGAATATACTTTGCACCACAAGCGTACTACCTGTCTGCACAGTGTATATAGTTTCGGGAGTACCAGCACTAGCTGGCGCTACATCCCTAGTTATTACTTTAAATGTATTTGCCATTGTCTAGCCTCCTAACGCTATGGCTAATGCAGTGGCCTCATCCACCGTTGCTTTTTGAGATATAGTTGCAATATTGCTTGCCACTGTCGTGATGTTGGCGCTGTTATCAGCCACCGTTTTTATGTCGCTTGTTTGTGTAGCTATTGTGTTACCCATAGCGTTACCATGCGATGTGCAATAATACCTGGCTGGCATTGTGCCAGTAGAAGGAACAGCAATAACAACCGTCGCTCCAGAGCTACCA